GATTGGGATGTAGTTAATGAAACTACTCACATACACTGTGAGTATGATCCTGATGAATAAGTTTTATGGACGAAGAAACTAAAAACATACTAGCTTCCTGTGCAATTAGCACAAGAGTAATTGCTAAGACTTTCTTTCCTGAACGCTTTAATCGCGAGTTTGCTGAAGCTGTCCACGGGGAGATCTTTGACCTCATCGATGGGCCAGATAATCAAATAGCTATCGCGGCACCTCGAGGTTGGGGCAAGACTTCCATTGTAGCCTTAGCCCTAATGGCCCGCTATGTCCTATTTCGTCTAACCGGATTCATTTGCTATATCAACAAATCTCACGAAGCAGCTTCACTCCAGACTGAAAACTTAAAACGTGAACTAATAACCAATCGACTAATAAGAAACTTCTTCGGTCCTGCAAAACCTGGAAAAGGTGAAGGTTCGGATTTTGAAGAAGTCTTTTCCAAGAAATCTTGGGTAGCTTATGATTCACTAGTTTGGCCGCGCGGAGCTGGTCAGCAAGTTCGTGGAGTACTTTTCAAAAATGACCGACCTGGGCTTTTCGTCATAGATGATTTAGAAGACAAGAAAAAGATGATGAATGAAGATCTTAGGAAGGAAATAAAAAACTGGTTTTTCTCTGACGTTCTCGAAGCCGTTCCGCAGCTTCACACTGATTGGAAAATCATCTACATTGATACTTTAAAGCATGAAGACTCCTTACTCCAACACTTACTCGAATCTCCAGACTGGGCATCTGTGCGTCTCGAAGCTTGCGATGATGATCTCCATTCCGTAGCACCTCACTTTGTCTCAGACGCAGTCATTAAAGCTAAATGGGACAAGGCCGTCAACGCTGGCGAAACCGACTCCTTCTTCCAAGAACATCGAAACTTACCAATCTCCTCTGCCGACTCTTCCTTTCCACAATCTTACTTCAAATACTACAATCTCCCACCTGAAAAGCCTTGTCGTGAAGGAGTTGATTTAAAGCTGTTTGATTCGGAAATTCAACAAGACCAACACATCGAAACTGTAGTAATCCTCGATCCTGCAAAGACTGTTAAAATACACTCTGCTGAGTCTGCTATTGTCGGAATAGGCATTGACCTCAACTCTGCACGTCTTTACGTTAGGGACATAATAAGTGAAAAAATGTACCCAGATGAAATCTACGATGCTATGTTTGGCATGGGACAGATGCTTGGTGCAAAAGTCTTAGGCATTGAGGAGACTTCCCTTAATGAGTTCATCAAACAGCCGATTAAAAACGAGATGTTCCGCCGTGGAAGTTTTTTCGAACTCATCTGGCTCAAAGCCCGAGGAGGGATGAAGAAGGAACTTCGTGTAAAGGAACTTGTCCCATATTACAGAGGTGGTTATATATATCACAATGCATCTTGTGCTAACACACGAAAGCTTGAACAACAGTTACTTATGTTCCCTCGCTCTAAACTCTGGGACATAATGGATGCTTTAGCCTACATAATCGAGATGCTTGAACTCGGCGAGCGTTACTTCAGCCCTACCAACGACATAGAAGACTCCGAATCTGAGTATTCCGAAATTGACTATGACAAACCTATGGAAGAGTGGAGGGCAGTGTAATGCCAGATCCAATAACGGCAACTTTAGGCGGCGTAGCAGTGGCTGCCATTGCAGTATCTTTTGGAAAGTACTTAGGTGGTAAAGGGACAGTTTCAACTATTCAATGTGAAAAAAACCAGTCAGCTTGTTCTAAACTCTTAGTTGAGAAAATAGATAACTTAACTGACAAAGTAAGTGATTTAAAAGTTGACATAGCAGATTTAAAGATCATTCAATAATTTAACGGACTAATTAAAATGCCGGTACCTGTAGGAGCAGAAGTTTATTGGGTTGGGTCAGCAGGGCCATTTTTCTATGATCCAGTTGATCTAGTCAATGACCCAGATCTTGACTATGATGGTGCAGCTGCACCTCCAGTCCAAGCACTTATCACTAATGGGCAGTTAAGCGTAGCTACAGTTCCTACACTCAATCCACACGTTCTTCGCTTTGAAGACCTTGGAGGGATAGTAGGTAATGTATCAGGTCCTGTTGGTGGATCTACAGACAACGCCATTGCTAGATGGGATGGAGCTACTGGTTTATTACTCGACGATAGTGCTTTATTCTTAGATAACGCTGGAGACTTATCAAAGGTTGCAACTGATTTATTACTAGACTGTGGAGCTAACAAAACACTAGAATTAACTCAAGTTACCTATGATGACTTATATTTTGAGATAGCTCCGAAAACCACTGGTGCTGGAAAGCCAACACTTGCAAACTTCTCTGGTAATGTTAACCAGTGGCAAATGGCTATTAATGACATTTCAGAGCTTCGTCCTGTAGAACTAAAACATGATGGGAAGGAAGGGACACAGATTGAACTTCACGTACACTGGGGAACTAACGGTCTTGATGGGACAGATAGAGGTGTTAAGTGGGAGATAGACTACACCTGGGCCAACAATCTTGCAGTTGGTGGAACTACTGCATTTGCAGCCGTTACTACCATCTCCATAGAGACACAGATACCTGCTAACACTCCAGATAAAACACATATGTATACAAGTGTTGTATCTTTTACTCCTGCTGCATGGAAGATTGGTGCACTTGTATTAATGAGTTTAAAAAGGATAGCATCTGTAACAGATCCTACTCCAACATCTGATCCTTGGGTCTTTATGGTAGGAATACATTATCAGGTTAATACTTTAGGTAGTAGACAAATTACAACTAAATAAAGGGATAAAATGCCGTACATAGTCAAAGGTGAACCAAGTTCTTGGAAAGACGATATTTATAGTAAAGAAACTTTCGACTATGACTATCCAAACGGACTTGACTTAAAACCAGGAAGTGACTTTCACAACTCACTACGAAACAAAATCTGGCAACGTGCTAATGAATCTCGGCACGAAATCTCCAAACGTTTCCCTTACTGGCGTGAAATTGACAAAACTTTAACAACTTACATTCCATTAAAAGACTATGAAAAGAAAATAAAAGGCAACGATGATACTAAGCCAGTGTCAATAGTTTTTCCATACACTTATTCAATCCTTGAATCATTACTTACATACTTAACAATGGCCTTCTTTCAAGATCCCATCTTCCAATATGAAGGTGTGGAAGATGACGATGTACAAGGTGCGATGTTACTTGAGATGGTAATTAGACTTCATTGTATTAAGAATAAGGTTCCCTTAGCAATCCACACAGTCCTACGCGATTCGCTTGCATACGGAGTGGGAATCGGAATACCTGGGTGGAGGAAAGTCTACGGACGCAAGCCTATAAGATCAACTATCGAGACTATGTCTGACATAGGTACAAGTACTGAATTCGATGTACAGATGGTTGACTCGTTACTTTTTGAAGGTAACAAACTCTCAAACATCGACCCTTATATGTGGCTTCCTGATCCATCTGTAGCCAGTTCAGATATTCAATCTGGCGAATTCATAGGTTGGGTGGATCGTGATAACTACATGAACATCTTAAGCGAAGAAAGTCAACCTGAGCAAGGTCTATTTAATGTTAAATACTTAAAGAGGAAAAAAGACCAAAGATCAACTTTATCACTTGACCAGTCTGATCGTGAAATCAGACACGGTGGATCTAGTGAACTCAACCGATCAATGACTAACACAACAAACCCTGTCGACGTGATTAAGATGTATATTAACTTAATCCCAAAAGACTGGAAGTTGTCAACAAGTGAAAACCCTGAAAAGTGGTACTTTGAACTTGCATCAGATGACATAATTATAGCCTGTGAACGAGCAGACCACAATCATGGAATGTATCCTGTGAGTGTAGCATCTCCCGAGTTCGATGGATACTCAATAACGCCAATAGGTAGGCTTGAAGTCCTTCATGGTCTTCAGCATGTGCTAGACTTTGAATTCAACTCACACATAGCTAATGTAAAAAAAGCTATAAACGATATGTTAATAGTTGACCCTTACCTTGTAAACATAAATGATTTGAAGGATCCAAGACCAGGTGCATTAATTAGACTACGTCGACCAGCTTGGGGACGTGGCGTTGATAAGGTGGTTCAACAACTAATGGTCCAAGACATAACACGTGCTAATATAGGAGATGCAACTTACATAACTTCAATGATGGACCGAGTTAGCGGCGCAGACCAGTCAATGCAAGGTGCACTGCGTCAAGGTGGGCCTGAGCGCTTAACTGGCACTGAGTTCAAAGGAACACGAGGCTCCGCAATGTCTCGTCTCCAGCATATCTCAATGTCTATCGGTATGCAGTTCATGCAAGACATAGGAACTATGTTCGCTGTCCATACTCAGCAATATATGTCAGAAGACACCTATGTACGTATAATAGGTAAGCATGCAGAGACTTTGAAAAAAACCTTTGGTATGGAAAGTCGTAGTTCGAAAGTTTCCATGTATGACTTGGCAATTAACTATGACTTAATAGTAAGGGATGGTTCAATTCCTGGCGGTAACTTCTCCGATGCGTGGATTGAGATGTTTAAAGTAATAGGTACAAATCCTGAACTAATGCAACAGTTTGACATAACTCGAATATTCATGTATATAGCTGGACAGCTTGGCGCAAAGAACGTAGAAGACTTTAAACGAAATGTAGACCAGACCCAGGCCCAAGTAATGCCAGATGAGCAAGTAGAACGGGAAGCTCAAGCCGGCAATCTTGTTCCAATGGGATAATTTAATAGGAGGTAACAGATCATGAAAGGATTTTTTGATGTAGTGGAATCCAGAGAAGGATACATTGATAAGTTTGGCATGCTTCATAATTCAGTGAAGGTTATGCTAACAGCTGATGAAATTCGTGCCTTGCATACAACGCCTCAAACATTACTTACTTCGCCTGGGCCGAACAAGTTCATTCTTATTGACACTGCTATAGCTTATCTTGATTACAGTGGTGGAGCGTTCGCTGGTGGAAATGATCTCGAGATTCGTGCAGTTGATGGGGCTGGTACAGTACTAACCGAAGATGGATTCAGTGCAGCATTCCTTAACGCTGTTGTAGATTCTATCGCTGTTGAATCAGGTGTAGCTTACTGGGGTGAAGTCGCACGAGCCTTAGACCAAGCAGTAGTCGCAGTTGTCCCAGTGGCAGATCCAACTGGTGCATTGTCAACTTCAACCTTAACAATTATTCTCAACTACGTAGTTATAAAGGTCTATAACTAAAA